AGTCTCCAGTGAACGGTGAAGACCACATCGGTCTTGCCGTCACGTTCGGGGTAGGCGTCCATCTGGACAACGGCCCAAGTGTTGGTAATCATGATTTAATCTCCTTTAGGTGTAAGCAAACGAAACTTGGCCACGCGCGCCCGAGCCAGAGGTAACAACCCCCTCATCAGGTCCACCACCGCAACCCCCACCCCCTGGGGCTATACCATTGACAGAAGAAGTAGTGCCTCCTGCTGCGCCACTTGCCCCGGCACCCCCAGCGCCAAGATTGGGAACTCCAGAAGCGCTACCCGCAGTGCCTGTAGTATTAGTATCGCCGCCCGTAGCCGTGCCACCAGCGCCACCACTACTTGTAGAGCCACCGTTTCCGCCATTGGCGGTCATGCTTATTGCGCCGCCTGAAACAGTGCCTGATGTTGTTGAGGCGTTCCCCGTCCCCCCGGTGCCGGTAGTGGTGCGCCCTCCCCTCGCAGCGCCAACCGTGTAGGTTATAGTGTTACCACCGATCACCGCAATAGTCTTGACAGAGCGACTGCCTCCACCACCGCCGCCGCCTTGCGCGCTGCTGTTAAAACCCCCAGCACCACCGCCGCCGTCCAGGGTAATAACAACTTGCGTAGCGCCAGTGGGAACTGTTTCAGTCGCGGCAGTGCCAGACGTGTAAGTGTTGGTGACGGGAGAGAAACCACCGCCACTGGCTGTTTTACTGCCTGCTATAGCGCAAAGAATACCTGTCATGTCACGTTACCGCTAACGACCCACTCGGTTGCAAGAACTTTGACGCAAGTTGCTAGTCCACGCTGTGCAAGGGTTCGAGTCCCAGTAGTTGCTGTGCCTGCCAGCCGTAGCGTGTCAGTGGTAATGGTTATATTTTGAGTGCTGGCACTATCATTGTAAATGACAATGGTTGAGCCAATAGGAAATGCTACCGAGCCGTTTGCAGGAATTACCACGCCGCCAGTCGTAATGCTGATGTGTTTGCCCATGTCCGACAATGCCAACGTATAGCTGGCAGTCTTAGCATTTTGCGGTAGGCCTTTGTAGCCAACGGCATCCGCTAGATCAGATGAGGTAATACCCCCGGTGCTGGTAATACGCAGGCGTTCGTTTGCGCCGTTGGTGAAGAACGTCAGCGTGTTGCCGCGCATCCGCATTTCACGCTCTGTTACGCCGGCCTGAATGGCCCCGATAATGCCGACGTTACTACCAGTGTCGTAAGAGATGCTAACACCAGACGCAGTGCTATCACTAGGGTCGTAAGAGCCGGTAGTAAACAAGCCGCGCCCAGCGACGTTCAAGAGGGTGCCACTGCCGGGGCTGCTCGTTCCAATCCCAACGTTGCCCGCGCTGTTGATACGCATTCGTTCGGAGCCACCAAATGCCCACGAAACATATTGCACGGCTGAACCGTAATTAAAAAGATCGTAGGGCGAGCCATTGCCGTCCGCCAGTGACCAGTCAACAAAACTGTTGCCTGTGCCGGTGATCTTGCTGAACTGAGCAGTCGCCGCAGTTCCAACGGTGCCGTTGATGACGCCCATCTCTGTAATCGCGTTCTTATCGTGCCTAGCTACAAGACGCCAAGTGCGACTGAAATCATCGCCAGTTGTCCCAATCCCGACGTCGCCATCATCGGTAATACGCATACGTTCGATTAGTGCGCCGCCAGATTCAACCGAGCTAAACACCATTGCCATCCGTCCGCCATTGGCAACGCTAGAAATAGCGTCGATAGCTCCTTGAACTTTTGGGCCTGCGTCTGATAAGTCAAAAGAATAAAAACTCAAGCGTCCCCAAGGCTTATTCGTCGGATAACTGCTGGAAATGGTGGTAGTGGAAATTCGCACTTCTGTTGGGTCGGGGTTAAGCGCACTAACATCGAAAGCGCTAGAAACTTCCAGCTTAACTGCTGGCGCAGTCGTCCCGATCCCAACGTTGCCTGCACTAGTGATGCGCATAGCCTCCGCGCCGCCTCCGCTAAACGCGATGGTGTCGGGAGCAGGCGACCACATTCCCGTGTTGAGATCGCCGGTGAAGGTGTACGACGGCGTGGCGACTGCGCCGAGGCCGTTAGCGATGTACGGTATGGTGTTTGCGTTAAGAATATTGTTGATTGCCGTGCGCTTGGTGACGCCGCCTTGCACGACCGGCAATTCCTCAGTGCCAGCCAGCGGGACTGTAACTGCGGGAAGTTGAGAGATTTTGACGTTAGGCATCGTCAGTAGTTCCCTGCAAAAATGTTGAACCGCTGACGGGTTGCCACAAGGCTGTACGGCATGGACATGATGTCGTCAGGGTTGTTGATGCGCTTCAGGTTGCGCTTGCTGGTCATGGCGATCCGCTGCACCTGTGGGCTTGGTTCGACGCCAAACTCTGGCGCCATCTCGCAGGCCAGATTGTAGCGGAACGCACGCAGATAGCCTGGCGGGAACGTCAGTTCGGTCGCCAGCAGCGCAGGCTTGGTCAGTTCTTCAACAGAGATGAAGTGCCATTCCAGCGCGCGCGTCGGGCGCGGGTAGATGTACATCTCGATGTCGGGGAACGTGTTGTTGACGAAGATCACTTGCGGGAACGTCGATGTCACGGTCTTGACCGCGATCCCGTTGTACTGTTGCTGGTTGATGAACTTGATGCCGTAGCTGATGCCGGTGCTGGCGTCGAGAAAGTAGGTGCTGTCGTCCAGCAGCACGGGGCGGTTGCCGACGAAGTTGCCGGTTGGCCCCAGCGTGCGCGACAGCAGGCCCGCGGGCCATGTGAACACCTGATCCTGCGTGGCAAAGACCGACAGCCGCTCTGTGTTCCAGCTATCAATCATCTGGTTCATGGCTGCCAACGCGTCTTGCGACGTTTCGGCTGACGGCGTTTCACCTTCGGCCAGGACACCCAAAAGCCGCAGTGACCCGTTGATGATGTCGCCGGCGCTGGTCATTGGTCAGTCTTCCTGCTTCGCGCGGGGGCGTCCACGCCGCTTTGGTGCCGCCATCTCGTTGACAAGTTCATCCTCGTCGTCCGTCATCACAGATGACGTGATCACATCATAGCGTTCCCAGCCGTCCATTGCATCCAAAATCGCTTCCTCGTTCGAGATCGCAACCTTGGCGCCGTGCGCCGGGTGAACCATGTAAATAACGGACATAGAAAATCCTTAAAATGGGCGGCCCGAAGGCCGCCCACTTCGTTAGGCGCAGTGGATCAGCGCGAAGTTGACCACGATTGCTTCCGACAGCGTGCCGCCAGAAATGTTACGCAAGGTGATGCTGACCGAACCGGCTGACAGCGCGTTTGCAAACACGTTGTACGAACCAGCGGTGGCCTGGCCGCCAGAGATCGTGAGGATCACGGTGTCGTTGGCCGAGATCAGGCTGTTGTTCAGCGTGAACGTGGCGTTGGTGGCTGTGGCCAACGAAGCGTTGTTCATGGTGATCACGCCAGCCGACTTGTTCAGCGTGACCGCCGTGCTTTTGCTGGTCAACTGCGTGACGGTGCCTTGCGCGGCTGCGGTGTAGCCAAGCTGTTCGTCGGTCAGCAAAAACTGCGCGCCGACGATGTCCTGATCGCTGAAGGCAACGCCGATTGCTTTGGTATTCGCCATTGTCTTTCTCCTAAAAGGTAGCCCCGGCCCGAAGGCCGGGGCTGACCTCTATTAAGCGACGCGGTACAGCGTCCAAGCGCCGGTGTCCGACTTGCGGGCAAGCATGGCCGCGCCGGTCGTGACTGGGATGGTCATGGTCAGCGAACCCGAGATCGTCCAGCCGGTGCCAGCGGCGATAACCGCAGTACCGGACGACGTGCCGAGGTTGACCACGCGGAACATGAAGGACGTGCCGACCTTGTCCGAGTTGGACAGAACAGCTTCCAGCGCCGCCACAGTCGGCAGCGTGTAGGTCTGCGTAGCGGTGACGCCGCTGTTGGCCAAGATCACACCGTTCAGCACTTGAGATGCGGTCAGAGTAGCCGTCGCCGTGATGGAGATCGGAAGCGGGATCGCGTCGATAAGCGGTTCAGTCAGGTTGCCATCGCCGACCTGATAACCACCGCCGCCATTGGGAAGAGCCATTGTAGAATCCTTTCAAAGAAGTTGGCCCCCGGCGAACCGGGGGCCGGTTTCAGGTTAGCCCCAGATGCGGCAAGCCATCTGCGGACGGATCGTGCTGAAGCCGTACAGAACGTCGATACGGCAGGGCATACGGTCGTTGTTGATGTCGTACTGACGAACGATACGCAGGCTGATGCCGTTATGCACCTGACGCGACGCCATATCGACACCCTGCGGCAGCAGAAGGTCGGCGGTAGCGAAGGTGATGGCGTCCTTGTGGTACACCAGGTTCTGCGCGTACTGGGTGCTGGCAGCACCCACGAACACGACAGCCTGCGAAGTCGCCGGCAGCGAGTTCACAGTGGCCAGCGCGTTGGTAGCCGAGTAAATCGGCGCAACGGTGATGTTGCCTTCGCCCGAAGAACCCAACGTGACGTTGGCCAGCGCGACGAACTGGAACAGCGAACCGGTGCTTTCACGGGTCTGCGGGTTCACAGCAAAGCAGCCGTTCACGGTGAACACGTCACCGGCGCGAACGGTGTTTGCGTTGCCAGCGCCGGTGATGGCGATGGTGGTGGCGCCTTCAGCCGTGACAGCCGCCGAGGTCGTGCCGCCGGTGGCGGTACGCGAACCAGTGGTGTGCTGCTTGATCGACTGCGACATATTGATTTCTTCGAAACCAAGCACGCCGGTACCCATCATGCCGTTCTTGAACTGCTTGCTGATGGTGTCGGTCGGGTTGAACAGGCCCTTCATGCCTTCAACCAGGCCAGCGTTGGCAGCCGGGTTGACCGTCGCGTAGCGCGGCGACATCACGGCAGCGTTTTCGTTCAGCTTCTGCTGGGCCTGAAGCAGAACCAGCGAAGTCGACGGGGTGGTGCCGGGGGTGCCGACCGTGTTGCCGATGGTGGCGTAAGCGTTGGCCACGTCAGCGTCGATGCTGGAGGCAAGCTGCGAGATACGCGGCTTCAGCACGCGCTCTGCGAAGTCGTCCAACTGCATGGTCAGTTCGGCGGTCGTGAAGTTCACGCCGATGTGCTTCTGGTTGGCAACGGTCAGCGTGGTGAACTGTTCGTTGTCATCCTGCACCTGAAGGGCAGCGCCGTCCGTGACCAGCGCGCGGTCGGGCAGACGGATACGCAGGGTGGAGCCAATCTTGGCACCTTCGACAGCGAAGCTGTCGTCGTACTGGCGGTTGACGTTGCGGGTGAGCACGAGGTTGTTCTCGAGGATTTCGAGAGCCTTCCGCGTGATCATGTCGATAGTAAGAATCGAGTTAGCCATGATGGTAGTCCCAAATTAACGGTTGCGTTGTGCCTCGTACTTCTTGATCTGCCGCATCCGTTCCGCTTCAATCCATTCCGACGTACTCATCGACTTTGTCGAACGAGGGTCGGTCGTATCATACGCGGGCGCGCCAGAAGCGCGGGCTGTGACAGGTGCAATCGGTGCCGGGGCGGTTGAAGTCTTTCTAACCGGCGGGCTTGAGGCCATGCCGGCTTCAAGTTTTCCGATCTCTTTTGCCTGCAAGATGGGCGGCAGCCGGGCAATGCGATCCGCTTCCTTCGGGTTGGAACCGAGCCAATACAGGACATCGGGGCCAATGTCGGACGCCTGGATGCTTTGCGCCATCGTTTCCGTGACGGACAGGTTGGGGTTGTAGGCGACTTGTTCAAAATCGTCGTACCGATCCCGCGCTGTTTCCTCACGGTCGTGGTAGTTTTCAAGCAATGCCTGCTGCTGCTTGGCGGTTTCCCGCCTTGCCAACAACTCCTCCGCTTTACGTTCGGCCAAAGCCTCTGCGTAATCTTCGTAGGTGTTAAACTGGTCGGCGGTCAGATCAGAAGGCGATGCTGCTGCTTTCTGCGCTTGGGCCATTTCCAGTCTTTGGGCTTGCTCACGTTCCCACTTACGCTGTTCCCTTGCAAGCCGCTTGCCAACGATGGCGTCCAGTTCCTCCTGGGAGAAGGTCTTGGCTGCTTCCTGTTCGACAGGCGTTTCCGGCGTCGTGTTTTCTGCGGGCTGGATTGCTGCCGTGGCTTCCAGTTCCGGCGCGGAGGCATCCGCTTCAGTTGGGACATTCTCGTCCATGTATAACCCCTATGGAGTTCCCGGTGAGCCTCGCCGGTACGGTTACTGTGTAATCTACACTATACAGTATCTGTGTGCAACGTCACGCCCAGACGCGGTGCGGAACTGCTGGCTGAACGCTGATCGGCGCCAACGCAGCAAGTTGCTCGTCAGTGAAGTCGCCGCGGAGGTTGGTGTGGTAGCCTGGGTAGTCCACGATGATAGCCTTGTCAGCCTTGTCGTAGCCCGTCACGCGGCTAAATGGCCCGATGTGGTCGAGGCTGACGCCCGCCACCGGAAAGCCGTCCTCGTCGGTGACGCCTGCAGCGACCAGCGCAGCAAGCATTTCTGCTTCGGTGGCGACCATGAGATACAGATCAATCATGCTGCAAGTGCCTGTAGCTGTGCGTCGGTAAGGCGCGTCGGATAGTAGGTGATGTTGCGGAGGTGGCCGTTGAGCAGTCCGCCGGCAAGGGGGCTGCCTCCAAGGGATAGTTGCGTTACAGTTGGGATAGTTCCGCTTGTATCAGTATCGACAGCGCCTGTCGTAACGGTGGCAAAATCGTTTAACCTAAAAGCCGATGCAAACTTAAACACGGTGCCATCAAAGGGAATTGAAGGTGTGGCAGAAATACTCACCAGAGCAACACCGCCGTCAACTACTTGAAGCGTAGATAGGCCCCCAGTTCGAATATTATTGGCTGTAGTGCCATCATCAAATTGAAAAATACGTGTGGCTGGAGATGAGCCAATTGGGCGAACGCTATCGCCGCTTACAACAATCGTCCCCTCGCTGGCGTTAAACCACGGGGTGAAGTCTGCCCCCGTGATCGCCGCCACGTCAGCCGCGCGGGTGACCGTAGCGGCCACGGTGGGAATATAGCTGGTGGGGAATGTGCCGGCTTCAAATTGCGCGCCCCAGACGAAGATGCCTGACGTGCCGTCGCCGACCAAAGCAACACTATCTTTAGCCGACCACCTTACCGCTAACGCGCCTGTTGCACCGGCAACTACAGTAAGAGTACACCTGTACCAGCCGTTTCCGGCAGGCGTAATAGACGCGCCGGCCCCCGAAATTACCGTTCCTGAAGTTAGTGAAAATCTTGCCGTTACGGTTGGTGTGGCAATAATACCAAACTCAA